GTCGGCGATAAGTTCATGCGAAAGCTTGATGCTGGAGATAAAGAAGCGAGGAGGTTATGGGGTAAGTTACTTCAAAAACGTAAAGCAACTGGAGAGCCTTATATTTTATTTAAAGGAAATACAAACAAAGGTAATCCAGACGCTTACAGAAAGCACGGATTAAAAGTGCATATGACAAATATATGTAGTGAGATTACATTGCACACTGATGAATCTCATTCATTTGTTTGTTGTTTGTCGTCTTTAAATTTAGCTAAATACGATGAATGGAAAGGAACTAATTTAATATATGATGCTATTTGGTTTTTAGATGGTGTGTTAGAAGAGTTTATACAAAAATCAAAAGGTAAAGTTGGTTTCCATAATTCCGTAAGATCTGCTGAAAAAGGTAGAGCATTAGGTTTAGGTGTATTAGGTTGGCATACGTATTTACAGGAAAAAGGTTTACCATTTGAAGGATTATTATCACAATATGAAACTAGAAAAATATTTTCACAAATTAAAATTGAAAGCGAAAGAGCTAGTATGGCGCTTGCAGACGTTTATGGAGAACCTTTGTGGTGCACTGGAACTGGTTTCCGTAATACTCACTTACGTGCTATTGCTCCTACTGTTAGCAATAGTAAGCTTAGCGGGAATGTGTCGCCAGGTATTGAACCGTGGGCTGCGAATGTTTTCACGGAACAATCTGCTAAAGGTACTTTCATACGTAAAAATCCTACGCTTAAAAAAATCTTAAGAAAAAATAAAATAGACAATGAAAGAATATGGAATCAAATATTAAAAGACGGAGGTTCTATACAAGGTTTAAAACAATTAGACAACGTTACGCATGGACCTCACGATATATCCGTAAAAGAAATATTCAAAACTTTTAAAGAAATAAATCAATTAGAATTAGTTAATCAAGCAGGAATACGTCAACAATATATTGATCAATCTGTTTCATTAAACTTAGCTTTTCCAAGTGAGGCTACACCTAAATGGCTTAATAAAGTTCATATGGCTGCTTGGAAAAAAGGAATTAAAACATTATATTATATGAGAACCGAATCTGTATTGAGAGGCGATATTGCTGATCAAGCTATGGATGAAAATTGTTTAGCATGCGATGGATAAAATAACAATAGAAAATATATTAGAGCCTATTAGCACACAAAACTTTTTTCAAAATTACTGGGGTAAGCAACACTTAGTAATAAGAAGAAATAAATTTAAAAATTTATTTACGTGGGATGATTTAGATAATTATTTAAATAGATACCCTAATGTTAAAAGTTTACAAATAATAGAGGGCACCAATAAAACTAAAGATGGTAGATGGTGCTTAGATAAAGTACTTAAAGGTAAATTAAAATTACCATTATTAAGTAAAGAACAAGTATTTGATTTTTGGAAAAACAAAAATAAAACATTTGTTATACCTTTTGCAGAATATGAAAAACAAGATTTAGTTGATGTTTGTTTTGAGTTTGAAAGATTTTTTGGTAGAGGCCAAGTAAATGTTTATGCTTCGCCTAATGCTAATTCAAAATCTTTTCCAGCTCATGCAGATGCAACTGAAAACTTTTTATTTCATACAGAAGGCAAAACTAAATGGACTATATATAAAGAATTTACTCCAGATAAACCTAAAACAATTATAGATGAGTTTATTTTAGAGCCAGGTGATTTATTATATATACCTTCTTATATGTATCATAAGGTTGACACTATAGGGCCAAGAATATTATTAAGTATACACTTTAGTAATAAACCTGATCAAACAATAGAAAATTTTAAGATAACACCACATTCTCAAAATAAAAGATCTAAGTGGTATAACTGGTCACCTTATAAAAAAATTAGAGTTGTTAAAAAGGTACAACACGTTAAATCAAATAAATCAAATTGGTCAAAGCCATATTTTAAAGAAAGTAAATAATGAAAGCAGGAAAAATTTGGGGAAAAACAGAAATGATACACAAGAATGGTGTATTAGAATTTCATAGAATAGAATATAATAAAGGATATAAATGTTCAGAACACGAACATAAATTTAAATGGAACGGATTTTTTGTTGAATCCGGTGAAATGCTCGTAAGAGTATGGCAAGACGATCAAGGTCTTGTTGATGAAACAATATTAAAAGCAGGTGATTTTACTATGGTTAAGCCAGGTAAATTTCATCAATTTGAAGGATTAAAAGATGGTGTAGCTTTTGAATTATATTGGGCTGAATTTAATCACGATGATATAAACAGAAGAACATCAGGTAAACAAGTATAAAATGAGAATATTTATAGGACACGACTCAAGATACACAGACGCAACAAAAGTTTGCGCGCAATCAATTAAATATTATTGGCCAGAAGCTGATATAACTTGGTTAGATAAAGCTGCATTAATAAAAGCTGGTATATATGGTAGAGAAGATGTTGAAGGAGAATCAACAGAGTTTTCTTTTACAAGATTTTATGTACCTCTTTTGTGTAATTATAAAGGTATTGCAATGTTTTGTGATAATGATTTTTTATGGAAGTGTGATCCAAGGCAGATAAGAAAATATGTTAATTTAAATGAACCAATGGCTGTTGTTAAGCATGAAGATTATGAAGCTGAAAGCAATAAGATGAATGGTGTACAAAACAAATCATACCCAAAAAAGAATTGGTCTAGCTTAATGTTATTTAGATGTAATCAATTTGAAAAAAAATTAACAAAAGAATATTTAGATAATGCAACTCCTGCACAGCTACATGAATTTCATTTTCTTAATGAAAACAATATAGGTTCTATACCTAAAGAATTTAATTGTTTAGTTGGGCATTATGATTTAGAAGGTGCTAAAGCATTACATTATACAAATGGAGGACCATGGTTTGATAGTTATAAAGACGCTGAAGCTTCTGAAGAATGGTGGAGAGTATACAACAGTTTGTAAAAAATAAACGTATTATATTTATCGGTAATTCTGTAGAGATTATGAATCATAATCTTGCGGAGTTTATCGATAAGTATGATATTGTTGTAAGGTTTGGTAGAGCTATTGAGGCTACGCCATTGCAAGAAAAGTCTTTAGGTACTAAATGTGATATATGGGTAACCGGTCAGTTTAGAGCACCAGCGTTTAATAATGTAAAAGAAGAGTTTGCTACAGGTAAATTTAAAAATACTAAAATATTAATAAATAGAAGTAGAGGTAACTTAGTTTTAAAAAATTGGGTATTAGAAGATAGACTGCCAAAAGATTTTCCAGAATATACTCAAATGTATTCTGATGAAGAGTTAATTAGAATAATGGATCAGTTTGGTAAAGATTTAAGAGGCACTAATGATTATAGGCCTAGCGCAGGATTTATTACTATAGTATGGTTTTTAGATAAAATAAAAACCTATAAAAGTATTGATCTTATAGGTTTTGATTTCTTTGCTAAAACAATTAATAAAAGACCTAAAGATAAACGAGGTAAACTTAGTAATTGTGATCCACACAGTTGGCACTTGCCAGTATATGTTTTAAATAGACCAGCTCATGATAAAGACATGGAGCAGCAATATATGCGATCTCTTCAAAGAAGGGGATTAATAAATTGGCATATACTTTCAGATTTGAAAGAAAATGAAGTACCTTACACCAATTGGATGAAAGGTCAAAAAATTATGAGGACGGCACCTAGATATTCTAAGGTATCAAAAATTTTGCCACGATCTCAGCAATAATTTCTACACACAGCAATAATAAAATTGGTATAATATATTCCCACCAATCATACTTTCCGTTATTATTTAAATCAAAAAATTTCATTTTTTAAGAGCTAAAAAAGAACAAAAGCCTTCATTTATATTAGTTTCCAAAAAATCAAAATAAGGTTCAAATTTTTGTAACCACCAAAAGCCAGGCTTTATAGTTAAATGTAAATTTTGTTCGGTACCAGGAAAAGCCCCAGTAGCTGCTCTTAAACATATTTTATGATATGTCCACATATTACATTTGTCATGTATATGTTTTATAACATTATCAATTTTATCAGGTTCTACATGCTCTAGAACATCACACGATATAACAGCATCACTAATAGGTGGATCACCAGCTAATTCAGGTATGCCGGGTTCATATTCGTTTAATATATATGGATAATTACCATATGTTGAATTTAATTCTTTTTTTAAATCACTTCTACCACAACCATAATCTAATAATGATTTTGCGCCAGACATAAGCATATATTTATGAAACATTTGGCCTTTGCCTCTTACAGCTCCTCCCCATGGCCTTTTATTATGATACTTTTCTATTTGTGCCTGATACTCCGGCGATATTAAATTTTTCATTTTCTTGGTTCCTTAATATTTTCTGCTTTTGAAAGTGGAACAGATTTAGGATTAGGTGTTTGGCCGTAGTTATTTTTACTACTACCAGCATTACTGCTATTATTACTACTCCTGCTGCTACTACTGCTGCTGCTTCCATAGCTAGGTATATAGTTATGATAATAAGGTCTATACCAATTATTCCAGCCATAGCCATATCCAGAACTATAATTTATAATTCTATAATTAACAGGTCTTATAACATCAATAGGTAATTTTAAAGTATCACCTTCTTGTGTTACTTGTAGTCTTGGTTTAGGTTGTATTGAACAACTAGTGGCAAGTACAACTACCGCAAAAAGGACAATTTTCCATAATTTCATTTTTAATTTTTATTAATATTTTTTAATGCTTTTTTCTTTTTTGCTCTAACTAAGGCATTCTTAATCATTTTTCCTTTTCTTAAAGCGCCAAATCTACCAGATATAGGATGTAAAAACTCAGCACCTTTTTTTATTTCTTTGGCTATTTTATTTACAATACTGTCACCTCTAAAAGACCCTATA